ATCCACCACCTTTTACACCCACACGAAGATGATGTGTGTCAATATTAATTTTTTCTTCGGTGATCAACTCACTTAAATGTTGCATCGCCTCTTCACTAATTGTAATCATAATAATAATTACTTTCTCTTAAAGAAATCTTTCAAAGACTTAGTTGGTTTTATGGTTTTCCAAGTACCGTCATCCTCTTCCTTTAACATAGGTGCTCTCCACATTTCAAATGCCATCCATATTATTGTACCGATAATACCAATTGCTATGTACATCATAAGTTTTGAATTTTAGGTCTCCAAAATTGATACCATTTACGTTTAGGTACTGGTAAACATTGAGAGAATGGGTTATCACCAAAAGATACTCTATTCAAATATTTCACGGACATCATGTTCATGAAAACTTCATGATATTCTTCTGGTACGGTGTCAAAATCTGCCTCTATTTTGACGTTTAGCATTATGGTGCCATCCTCTGGCGTTGTTAGGTAAAGTGTTTCATGTGACGTAACTAACCTAGCGGATTTCATCATCATATTATGTCCACTACCTAAATTAATTTCTTGTTCTTTATTCTGTTTCATTATTCTGTTTGTGTATTAATAAAATTCATTATTAAATTATGCTCGTTAGGTCTTCTTTCTTTTAGGAAATCTAATCCCATATCATATCTCATTATAATTGTTTCTTTAACAAATAATTCAGATCTGACGCTATCATTTGTATTAATCAATATTCTATTTTCATTTAACAAACTGTCATATAATTTTTTCGTAATCGTATGACTTGTTGATGTCTTTAGTTCATTATACATCGCATCTTTTTGAAAAAATTCAAATGTCATGAATATTAACATTAATAACGTAAATACTAGCGACCCCCTTAAAATTGTTTCGTTTTTCATAATTAAAATATTTCTTCAGCAATACCTAATACTTCTGCTAATCCCAATAGTATTGCGGTGTTTCCGAACATTTGATAAAATAAAAACCAACAAGCTGTTAGTCTTAATGCGCTTTTGAATAAACTTATCCAAAAGTGTGAGTTTGTTTTTGATTCTTTTTGTTGCATATTCTAACCTTTAAACAAATATACCAAAATATTTTTAAAATAAAAAATGGATGTGAATAAAATTATTAAGACATTGAATGTGAATTAGTTAAGAAGTCATATTTTTCTTTTTTCCATTCAATTGTTGGATACTTTTTAAATCTTGATGTTAAAATATTTGTGGCCTCCTCAAATAATTGAGTTACTGGGGTATTAGCCTTACCATATGACTGTATTAAATTGCCCTTCCTGTATTGTAAATTGATTTTTTTGCGTTTATGTTGTAAGGAGACAAACATGTAAATTGCTCCGTGTGCAAATTGTTTAGACATACAGTTTTTCATATTGTATCCCTCAATTCTGAAATCATCTTCGGTTAATAATATTTTAGGTTTGAACGATAAATCCCCAACAATTATCTCTTCTTCTATTTCTTTCACAAAGTCCTCCGGTATCACATATCTAACTTTATATCCTCTCGCAAAATGTAACTTAAGTCCTGACCATGTTTCCATAAGATTATCAAACTCACTGTCGTTTTTTGCCTTAAATTTTAAATTAAGTCCTCTTTGTTCTAAAAGCTCTCTTATTGAAAATAATTTATTTAAAGTATATATTAATGAATCGGTTTTAATTGTGTCTATTTCCCAATCATTTATAACTTTAATTAAAAACTCTTTTTCAGATTCATTTTTTAAATAATGTATCTTTTTATTTGGTGGTAGATCGTAGCAATGTATTTCCCAGATAAATCTTTTTATATATTCAATGTGATTGTCCCCAAACAATTTACAAAAATAGTTTAACGTAGATATTTGTATTTGTCTTGAGTTTTGACTTAGTTCTTTTACCAAGTATTTCGATTTTATACCATAATAATCTAAAACTGCTGGTAAAAATTTATTATCATTTTTTAAAAGCCATTTCTTTTTTGGATAATCATTTTGTATATCATAATAAACCGAATCGTGACCTTTTATGTTTTTATAATCTAAATGATAATCCACCAACATATCATATATGGTGTTGTAAAAAGGTTTTAATTTATAATTCTTATCTTTAAGAAATTGTGATTTAAATTTTGGTTGTATTTGTTGGACAAAGATATCACATATTTTTTCGACCGCCCTTTCATACTTAACCCCCCAATATCCCCTGCGTTTTTCTCCTCGTGCAATTCCATTTTCAACTAAATCAAACAATAATTTAAAATTGTTCTTTTTTTCATTATTACTATTTCTAAACATTTTTTCATCTGTACCTAAATTATTTTTTATTCTATAAATAACAATGATATCACCAGTTTTAAGATCTAAAATTAAATTGTGTTCAAATGTCACATGTTTTGATTTTCCATATCTGTCATAATCAAAATCAAATATACCCTCATAGGTCAATTCTTCATTTTGTAAATGTAATCTCATCAAACATTGACTAATAGAATCTTCTTTTTTTCTATTCTTGTCTTTTTTTTGTTGTGAGTACGAGAATAATAAATCCATGTACAAAATATACATGGATTTATTTGGAATGTGTAGTTAAAATGGTAGAGGTTCTGCGTCGTCTAAATTTAAGATATCAATCAATCTTCTTGGTTCTCTTTTTTCCAATGGTATTTCAACACCATTTATTTTGATAGGTACTTTTTCTTTTTTCAACCAATTAAGTGTACCAAATCTTGCATGTAATCTAGTTAAATCACTAATCGCATCAATTGCATGTTCAAAATATTTTGGTGGTTGTGCATTTGAGAAATGTTTTGCTTGTATCAATCTCCCATCCGATATATTAAATTCACAAGTTACTCTATCGCTTTTGTCCTCGGTTCTTAATGATACGATTATTGAAGTGTCGGTCTCAGCGTACGATGCAACACAATGATGCATAAACTTACCTTCTTCAACATATTCTTCCTCTCTAGTTAATACGTGCGGGTATATTAAAATATTATTGTCCATGTCAGTCCCTTTCATTCCAGAAACAATATCAATTGATTTGAATACATTTATTGGTAATTGTATTTGTCTAACCGTTTCTTCCGGATAAAAATATTGCATGACCCAGCCCTTTTTAATTTGTGTAATTATCTTAGACAATTCCATGTGTTCCGTGTGAAATTTGGTCATGTTATTTGCTCTCATTCTTATGTTTGGGTCATACTCTCGTATTCTATTTAACATTCTAAAGTGATCTCTAACTAGACTAATAAAATTTTCATTTACTGTTACTCCTTTCACAGGTTCGCTGGTCAATACTTTAACTAGATTTTCTTTTTCTGTATCGGTGATATCATACCCATGATTTTTATAATCGTTAGACATTGATATCATCATTTTTAAGGATGACGGTGCAGTATCATTACTCATGTTCATGATACCGAACATATCTTTAGGGATGGAACCGATGTACTTTTGATATTGATCTCCGAATAAATAACATAAGATAATAAGTGAACGCAAATCTAGGTTAGGCTTTTCATGTAAAAGCTTTATTGTAATTTTAGATTTTATTTGGTAGATGTCTAATATGGACGCGATTAATTTTCTATCGTTTTTCTTTAAGTATTTTTCGGTTGGGTAATATCTTAATAATAACTCTTTGTAATCGTTTGGTGTTTTTATTCTCTTAGTATTAATAAACCACCTCATTACTTCTTCATAAAATAAATTACCGAACATCTTACTATCTGTTGGGAATAAAATCATGTTATTGAATATAGAATACAATGTTTGATTAAACTTTTGGTCATCAAATACCGCATCTAACTCTTTGTATAAACGATTATTTTTAGAAAAATGATTTCTTAAAAATTTAAATGGACCATCTGAGCTTTTGATAAAATCATTCAGACCATAAAAACTATTTTTTCTGAAATTAGTTACCCCCTTTTTACCTCTTTTGTTGTTCTGAATGACTAGAAAATCACCCTTTTCCATGTCAAATGTGAGCGATGTCGTATATCTATTTTTAGTAAAATACTTTTGATTAAAACATCTATTTTTAGTAAACCTATTTGTTTTTATGGTAACCTTATCTCCTTTTCTTATAATCGATCTTTCAAGAATTACCACTAATATTTCACAAAATGGTTCTGCGTAGTATTTTTTAATGTGTCTATCTTTCGTGGTGTAAAATACACCACTAACACCGTCTACTTTGTGTTTAGATGCGTATTTGATAATGGGTATATCTCTGTACTCATCGTCCCAAATAAAGAATCTTGTATTTTTATTTTTAGCCTGGTCGAGCATAGGTGATAGACCAACTCCCTCGTCTCCGTCGTAATATTCCGTGGTTAAATTACCACCATATCTGTCTTCATATGTTAACTGTTTATGAATCCCGCTATGTTCTATTGGTTTTCTAGGTATTTTAGAATAGTTTTTATAGGGAACAATCTTCGCATAAGAAAATCGTTGGTATAATAGCATTTCTTCCATAAAGTAAGTTTAGGGACCAAATATACGAAAAAAGTTAGAATATACGTGTATTTATTAAAAAACACACAATTATGGCGAAAGCGAAAGGTAAGATTACCTCAACCAAGGTTTCCTTTGGGAAAAGAAAGGGTGGTAAGGCTTCTAAAACACACAACAAACACGATAGAACCGAAAAGAACTACCGTGGACAAGGAAGATAATTGTTCCTTATTAAAACCCTGACAAAATTACAACTAACGTCAGGGTTTTTTTATATTAATTTTTGCTTTAAATCTTCTCCGTTATTAATATTATTAATAATATGTTCTGCGACCGTCTTTTGACCCAATTCACTAAAATGTGCGTCCTTTATTTCCCCATTCGTTTCATTAAGAATCAATTCAATTTTTTCATTAATGTATAAACCTTTAATTTTTCCATTATTAAATGTGGACCAACTAACAAATTTAATCCCATTTAATGATTTTTTAATTACATTAATCCAAGAATTAACTTCATTTATATAAATCTCAGAAGTTCTATTAACTAAAATTTGGTCGACCGTATTTTGATTAATATTATCTATGTTATTAACATTATTTGAAAAATTAGGCACAATTGAAGTCCAGTGCCCATTATTATTTGACAATCTAAATCTACCCACATCCGACCAACCTATTATTACAATATCATCCTCTTCAAACTTATTTATGTTTTTACAAAACATTTCAAATATTGAATAATTATCGGATCCTCCTTTACCTAGGTTTATTATTTGATAACCAAATCTATCGGCAACTATTTCACCATATGTCATTGGAATATAACCTTTCCACTCAACATATGTTCTTGCCCATAGGTCTCCGGATTTAAAACCTTCAGTTAAACTATCACCAAACGTCCAAACAGTCCCCATAACTTATTTAATTTTCTGTAACTGAAACCCGACCATATATTGTAACCATCTTATTGTTAGTCCGTAAGATGGTGCCATTTTACCGTCATCGTAAATTGAGTATCTGTCATAATAAAATATGATGGCCGGTAAAATATACCAATGATGCTTCTTCTTATAGACGAAGAAATCTCTATAGTAGTTTTTTAACATGTTATTTTTTTAAATTGATTCATAATCTATATCACCATAATCGTCGTAGTCATCATTCTCATCGTGACCCTCACCTTCTTGTGCCTTTCTATAAGCTTCACAAGCACTTCTAGCCATTACCGTATGTGTCCAAGTTTGTACTGCAGTTCTCGAACATTGAATGGTATATTCAGATTCCTCGTTGTCTTCCCAGCTTTCGTCTTCTTCCTCACATTCGTCGGTGTTAATGCTAACTGATACGTCCTCTCTATTCATCTTATCACACTCTTCGATAATATCATTTCTAAATGCTTTAAGTTGTTTTAAAGAATTAAAATCGAAACTAAAACTCCCCAATTCGGATTTAAGTGTGATTGTTACGTGTTCTGAATCACTTTCTTTGTATTGATTCTCTTTCGTATAATTCACGTCGTAATTATCACAAGCGCCGAAGTCAATAGACGATTCGCTTGGGTATAGACTGAACCAATAACCGTCGGAGTTATCTTCCCTCATTTGTTTGTGTTCGGTTTCTAATGATTGTAGTTCCTTGATTGCGTTGGAGTACCTTTTCTCAAAGTCCTTCTCCCATTTTTTTGTACGTTTTGACATGTTATTTCTTTTTAGGTTTTCTTATATAATCTAAAACTAAGTTGAATGAACCTAGACTAATCGCCCCCCATCCAAAATACTTTGTCAATTCCGGATCAGCACCTTTAAGTCCGTATCTCTCAACAAGAATTCCGGTTAATATCATCATTATATAAACAATCTCTCTAATTTTTATTTGCATGATCTTTTAGTTTTTTTAAACATTTATAAATAAAATACGTCTCCTGTACTGTGTAAAGATTGTTTTGGTGTCCGTACTCAATACATTTTTCAATTATTGAGAGGGCGTTAGTTTCATTAATATCTTTAACAAAGTCATCAAATTCGTTTTCCGAATTGAATTCAATTAATCCTCCGAATATACTTTCCATAGTTTAAATATAATAATATATTTTGATAATTCCAAATAATTATAGATATGTCAGTTCACATTAATAACAAAACATTCCCCGCCGAGTACTTATCCACACCTGCGGATATTGAAAGAGGTATGATGGGTAGAGAAGAATTAAACGGTTGTATGGTATTCAAGATGGGTAAGGGACATCATTCCTTTTGGATGAAGAATTGTCTCATTCCATTGGATATTGTTTTTGTTCTTAATAACCGCATAAATCGTATTCATTCCAATTGTGAGGCTCCGGACCCACATCGTATGAATCCGCCGAGATATACCGGAATTGGTGATCATGTTATCGAGTTTCCCGCTGGGACTTGTGATGGTTGGAGAGTGGGTGACAAAGTTGCTATGTATTTAGGTACGCCCCAAAATCCAGTTTGATAATTGTGGGTTTATATACTCATCAAATATTTTTTTATGTTCTTCTGATCCATAATGTCCGTTATTTGGTATTCCTTGTATTTTATTTTTGTATATAAAATTTACCACACTTCCATCCAAAACATTCATCTTTTCTAAAATATCGCCGTAATTGATCTCATTTGCAAGTAATTGTAAATCAATAAACCAACTAATAAAAATTAGTTTGACCCCATAAAAATCACAGATATGTTGTATTGACATCATGGTATGGAATATCTTATATTTTTGATTCAAATCTGACACAAGGACATGGTTCTTAAAAAAATCATGAATTTTATAATCATTTATAAAATGTTTTTTAAGTTCGTCATCATTGTTATTTAATCTAATGGTGTGATGTCTTAGATTACCCAATTCTTTATCTCTATATTCCCATTCATAGTCAATATTATCAATACCAAAATCAAATCTTGTGGGGTCTGTAAGTTGTATAATAAAGATTTTCATATCTGGATACCGGTTGATTAACATTTTAACCTTTTCAATGTTAATTTCATTACCAGACCCTGAAGAGGCTCCGTATTTAATATCGGCACCGTATTTTTCACCTAAATAATAGTGCCATGGGTGTCCATAAGTGTCAGATGAATGGGAACAACCTTGTACACCTATTTTCATATTTTATTGATTTTAAAAATTATTTTTTGTATTATTAAAATATAGGAAATAAAAAATAATAAACCAAAATATTTATAATAAAAGAAAATACTATGGGATGCGGATGTAAAAAAAATAAAAGTACCGAAGTTGTTAATCAACCGGCTGAAGTTAAAGTAACTGTAGACGAAACTACACAACAAACAATAACATTACCTGAACAACAGCAACAAATAGTTGATGCAATTGTTCACAAATTGAACCAACTTAAAGATTAACATCATCACTATTAAGGATAATTAAAAATATCGTCAATAAAGACGATATTTTTTTGGTTTACTATGTATATATAAATGTATATATTTATTATTATGAAAGTAGAAAAAAAATTAACTAGTGTGCACATCTTAGATGATGTGTATAAAAAATTTAAAGTGAATGCGATTGACGGTAATATCAATTTACAAAAATTGGTAAATCGCTCTTTAGATTTATACATAAAGAACGAATCATTTAGAAACACAATAAATAACTATTCTGACCTATCAACAACAGGTTCTAAATTTTAAAATGAGTAAAAAAAGAATTTTATTACTATCCGATGACCTAAGGATGACATCGGGTATATCAACAATGTCAAGAGAGATTGTTATGGGTACTGTTGATCGTTTTAACTGGGTTCAATTAGGTGCGGGTATAAATCATCCTGAGGTTGGTAAATGGATTGATGTAAATGATGATGTTAGAAATAAAACAGGTGTGGTGGATGCTGACTTAAAGATTATACCTTATACTTCATACGGTGATATTGTAATGTTAAGAAAAATTTTAAGTGAAATTAAAATTGATGCTATCTTACATTTTACCGATCCGCATTATTGGCAATGGTTGTACGATGCCGAACATGAAATTAGACAACAAGTTCCTATCTTATATTATCACATCTGGGATAACACTCCAGACCCACTTTATAATAAAGATTATTATGAAAGTTGTGATTGGTTAGGTTGTATATCTAAATTAACATATGGTATTGTTAATCGTGTTGGTAAAATTGAAGATGGTATTCGTAAACCATTAAAAGATTGGCAAATTAGTTATGTTCCTCACGGTATTAATCAAAATGTATTTAAACCCTTGGTTTCTGATCTAACCGAAACAAAAAAAGAATTATTTGGTGATAAAGAATATGAGTTTGTATTATTCTACAACAACAGAAACATTAGAAGAAAACAAACTTCCGATGTCATTCATTCTTTTAAATTGTTTTGTGATAAATTACCAAAAGAAAAATCAGAAAAATGTGTATTGTTAATGCACACCACTCCGATAGATAACAACGGTACCGATTTATATGCGGTTAAGGATGTTATATGCCCAGATTATGATGTGGTATTTTCAGAAAAGAAAATTGAATCGGATAAATTAAACGAACTATATAACATCTCCGATTGTACTATTAATATTGCAAACAATGAAGGATTTGGTTTAGGTACCGCTGAAAGTATTATGGCCGGAACACCTATTATAGTTAATGTTACAGGTGGATTACAGGATCAATGTGGTTTTCCATACAACGAAAAAGATTACATACACATTGAAAATTTACACAATAAAAAAGATTATAAAGGTACTCCACATGGTGAATGGGTTCTACCTGTTTGGTCCACCTCAACAACATTAAATGGGTCACCACTTACTCCATATATCTTCGATGATAGAGTTAACGTTGATGATGTATCAGATGCAATTATGGAAGTATATGGTTGGTCTAAAGATGAAAATAAAGAAAGGGGACTAAAGGGAAGAGAGTGGGCAATCAAAAACTTATCATCAAAGGTTATGTGTGATGCAATGAGTGAGGGTATTGAAAATACAATAAAAAACTTTACTCCAAGAGAGAGATTTAATTTATATAAAGTAGTATAATGAAACCAACGTTATTATTTAGAGGGCCGGTTAAAACAAGAAGTGGATATGGTTCACACTCAAGAGATTTATTAGAATCTTTATATCAAATGAACTTATTTGATATAAAGATTGATAGTTGTATGTGGGGAACAACTCCAATGACAGCGTTAGAAACAGATAACGTATTTCATAAATGGATTGAAAGTAATATTGTAACTAGATTTGAGGGTTTACCTGATTTCTATGTACAAGTAACTGTACCAAATGAATTTCAAAGATACGGTAAGTTTAATATTGGCATAACCGCGGGCATTGAGACTACTGTGGCTCCAAAAGATTGGGTGGATGGTTGTAATAAAATGGATTTAATTATTACCACATCTAATTTTTCCAAAGATATTCTATTAAACACATCATACAACGAAGTCAATAAAAATACCAATGAATTAATCAATCAACATAAAATAACAAAACCAATTGAAGTTTTATTTGAGGGAATTGACACTAAGATTTATAATGATAAAACCAATTCAGAATTCAATTTAGACATAAAGGAAGATTTCGCATTTTTATTTGTTGGTCATTGGTTGAAAGGTAATTTAGGTCAAGACAGAAAAGACGTGGGTATGTTAATTAAATGTTTTGTTGAGGCTTTTAAGGATGAAAAAGAATCACCCGCATTAGTTTTAAAAACATCTTCGTCAAATTTTTCAGTCAAAGAAAGAGAGTCGTTTATTAAACGAATTAAGAGTGTTGTTGGTGATATTTCAAATCCACCAGCAATTTATTTATTATTCGGTGATTTGACAAATAAAGAAATGAATGACTTATATTGTCATGATAAGATAAAGGCGATGATATCAATCACAAAAGGTGAAGGATTTGGTAGACCATTACTAGAGTTTACTATGTCAGGAAAACCTGTCATTGCATCTAATTGGTCTGGACATAAAGATTTTTTACCTATTGATAAATCTATATTGATAGGCGGTCAATTAACCGATGTTGATGATAGTGCAGTTGATCAGTTTATTTTAAAAGGTTCTAAATGGTTTACCGCTAATTACGGTGAAGTTGTTGAGGTAATGAGATTAGTTAAAAAAGATTATAATGAATATAGTTCAAAAAGTGTTTTATTAAAACATGAAAATACAGAGAAGTTTTCTTTACAAAAAATGAAAGAGAAATTTGAAGATATATTAAAACCATATATTCCTAAACCTCAATCTATACCGCAACAAACTAAATTGATATTACCTAAGCTAAATAAAGTTAAATGATGAACTTCAAATTTTTTAAAGGTGATGAAACACCAAAATTATATTTTACACCTCATAGGTTTGAAGTGGAAAATGTTGAGTTTTGTTTTCAATTTGGTGATAACGAACCAGTTATGTTCGCATCAGGCCCTAATGAATGTAGTATTCGTTTGAGTCCAACGAGTAATGCGGAAATGACATTTAATGATAACGGTAGAATTTTTAAATTATTTGCAAGAGAAAGACAAAATGGTTAGAGAATTCAAATTTTTTCATGGTATAACAATTCAATCTGAAGGTATTCAAAACATTGTTAGGACACTACGTGCTCAATGGAGACCTGAGTTGGTTGATGACTTGACTGAAGTTTACGCAATTAATGCCGAAGCTGAATTAACAAGATTATTGTCTAGAGAAATTGCTGAAGAAATCGATAATGAAATAATAAATGAGTTAACAATAAGAATAAACGGAGGACAAAGAGCATGAAAATAAGTTTTGCAATTACAGTTTGTAATGAAATAGAAGAAATAAAAAAATTGGTCCCGTTTCTATTGGAACACAAAAGAATTGAGGATGAGATTGTTATTTTATATGATGAAAAGAATGGAAATTCAGAAATATTAGATTTTCTTTTACCATATAACATTAAACCTAACGTGCAAACATGGAGAGGTTTTGGATTTGATGGTAATTTTGCCGATTGGAAAAATAAATTGAATGAGTATTGTACTGGTGACTATATCTACCAATTAGATGCGGATGAAATGATCAGTGAATATATGGTACAAAACCTGTCAACAATATTGGAATTAAATCCGAAGGTTGATCTGATTTTTGTTCCTCGTATTAATACCGTTAATGGAATTACTCAAGAACATATAAATAAGTGGGGGTGGAAGGTTAACGAGAATGGTTGGATAAATTTTCCTGACGCTCAAGGTAGAGTTTATAGAAAAGGTATGACTTGGTATGGTAAAGTACATGAAAGAATAATAGGTGGTCAAAAGTTTTCGTCATTACCTTTAGATGAGGAATATTGTATACAACACCATAAGACAATAGAACGTCAAGAAAAACAAAACAATTATTACAATACATTATGAGTTATCAATACCCAGAACATTTTAAATATCCCGAAGGAGAACGTTATTTCTTTTTAAATCATGTAGATGCGTGGGAACATTTTTTACCTAATTATGGTGACGAACCAAGAGTATGTTTAGAAATTGGTGCTCTATATGGCGGATCATCTGTTTACATATTAGAAAACTTTTGTAAAATAGATGGTTCACATCATTACATTATGGATATTAACACAAATGAATTTATCGAAAATAACATTAAACCATATAAAGATAAGGTAACATATATTTTAGGTGAATCGGCCGATAGTTTTAAAACTTTTCAACATGATGGTAAAACAAAAGAATTTTTAGACTTTGTTTATATAGATGGTAACCACATGTCAAAATATGTTTTAGAAGATGCGGTAAATGCATTTTACTGTTTGAAAAATAATGGTTATATTATATTTGACGATTATGGTGGTGGACTTGAACAAGAACAATATTTACAAGTAAAAACTGGGGCTGACGCATTTTATCATGGTTATCACAAATATTTAGATATTGTACATAATGGTTATCAAGTGATTATGAAAAAGAGAGAATATGTTAACGAAAATGATTTAAAAGAAAATTATTACAAAGTATGAAATCACTAAATGAAATATATGAAAATTATCAATCACCCGAAGGTCACGGTGATAAAGGTACTGCGCATACATATATAAATGAATATGAGAAATTATTAGGACCCTATAGAGAAAACTCGGTAGTTTTAGAGATTGGGATATGTCAAGGAGAATCTTTAAAAATGTGGAATGAGTATTTTATTAATTCAACAGTATATGGTATTGATATTACTGATCAATATATTAAAGATTTAATTAATGAAAACAAATATAATATCATCATAGGTGACGCTACCTCTGAAGAGATTTTAACTGAGTTAAGTGATTTAAAGTTTGACGTTATTATTGATGATGGTAGTCATAGAATAGATGATCAAATAAATTCTTTTAACATATTAAAAGATAAAATGAATCCAAATGGAATTTATATAATTGAGGATGTAAATAACATTGATTTATCAATTGATAAATTAACGGAATTACATAATAACATTGAAATAATTGATAACAGACACATAAAAAATAGAGTTGATGATGTCTTAGCTGTATATAAATTTTAAAGAAATATGAAAATATTAATTACCGGTGTTGCCGGTTTATTGGGATCGAGACTTGCTGACTACATAATTGAAAATCATTCTGACGTTAAGATTGTTGGTATTGATGATATGAGCGGAGGTTATAAAGAAAATGTTAATTCTAAAGTGGAATTGTGGGAAATGAATTTAGTTAACGGTAACATAACTGAATGTTTTGAAAAGCACCAATTTGATTACGTATATCATTTTGCCGCATACGCCGCGGAAGGTTTGTCACCATTCATTAGAACATATAACTATCAAAACAATTTAGTTGCAACATCACGTATTATTACCGAATGTATTAAACATAACGTTAAGAGATTAATATTCACTTCAACTTTAGCGGTTTACGGGCATGGTGATGGCGGAATTTTTAATGAAAATCAAATACCTAAACCAATTGATCCATACGGTGTTGCAAAATATGGTTGTGAGATGGATATACAAATCGCTGGTGAACAACATGGACTTGATTGGTGTATTATTAGACCTCATAATGTTTACGGTCTTAAACAGAACATATGGGATAAATATAGAAATGTGTTGGGCATTTGGATGTTTCAACATTTGAATGGTGAACCTATGACAATTTTTGGTGATGGATTACAAACAAGAGCGTTTAGTTATATTGATGACAGTTTAGAACCATTATGGAAATCGTCGTTTTTACCTGAAGCTTCAAAACAGATAATCAATTTAGGAGGTATCAAAGAATACTCAATATTAGAGGCAAATCAAATCATACGTAATGTTATCGGCGGTGGAGAAGTTGTCTACAAAGAACAAAGACATGAAGTAAAACATTCAATACCAACTTGGCAAAAATCGGTAGATATATTAGGATTTGAACACAAAACAAATTTAACTGAAGGTTTAACTCATATGTGGGAATGGGCACAGAAACAACCAAAGAGAGATAGATTCGTTTGGGAATCATATGAACTTGATAAGGGTATATATTCATTTTGGAAAAAATAATTTATGGTAAAGATAATTTCAGGTTATTCAGGAGAAGGTGGTTCAACAACCATATTAATAAATCTAACAAACATGTTTAACGAAAGAGGTGTCGACACGGTCTTCTATGGTCCTAATCAATTTCATTTAGACAAATGTAAATCAGATTCATTAAAAAATTTAAAATTAGAAAAGAGCGATATTTTATTAACACATTTTTACAAGCTAGAAAAAAGACCAAATGTTAAAAATGTTGTGTTAGCTTGTCATGAAAAATGGTGGTTTGAAGTTGCTGATATCCCTCAATATTGGGACAATTTAGTTTTTAGCCATGAAGAACATAGAAAATATCATTCAAGATATAACGGACCATATACTACAATACCAAATCCAAAAGAACCACTACAACCAAAAGATAAAGCACACTTAGATTTAGTTGCTGGTATTATTGGTACGGTCGAAGAACGAAAACAAACGCACCGTTCTATTGAAAGAGCATTGGAGGATGGATGTACTAAAATTTTAATTTATGGTAAAGTAAATGAAGACCAATATTATAACAAAAATGTAAAGAAATATAAAAATCATCCATATGTTGAATTCGTTGGGTTTACAAATTCAAAACAAGAGATGTATGATAGTTTTGGGAGGGTGTATCACTCATCAATTGGTGAGGTCGCTTGTTTGGTGAAAGATGAATGTCATTACACTAATACTAAATTTTTTGGTTGTGACCAAACACTTCACGAAGTTTCATCGTTAACTAATGACGAAATTTTTGACCTTTGGAAAAAGGTTTTAAAATTTTAGAATATGAATATTGAATTTATAATACCGACATATAATAGACCGCACCAATTAATGGGTGTAATTAGTTCTATATTTTCACAGACGTCATCTAACTGGAAAATACACGTTGTTGCTGACGCCGTATACGATGGATACGATAAGGTTAAGGATTATTTTTCTAATGATGATAGGATTAGATTTACCGAATTGAATGGGCCTCACAAAGATTGGGGTCATACTCCTAGAAACTATGGGTTACAAAATGCAACAGAAGAGTGGGTCGTTATGACTGGTGACGATAATTATTATATGCCGATTTTTGTAGAAGAGTTTTTAAATCTTGCGGATAATAATACTCACTTTGTTTATTGTAATTTAGTACACAATTGGTTAAATAATCAGTATATTATATTAAACTCAATTCCTAAATTGGGAATGATTGATATTGGTAATTTTATGTCTAGAACAGATTTAGCTAAAAAAATTAAATTAGATATCACTAATGAACAATCGGACGGTCTATTCGTTGAAGAGTATCTTCGAAGATATCCTCAAGGAATAATAAAAAAAATAATTAAACCATTATACGTACATAATTAAAAAATAAAAAAAATGAATATAAGCTTTGTATTGGCAGTTTACAATAAATTAGATTTAACAACAGAATGTTATAAAAGACTACGTAAGTTATATCCCGAAGCACCATTAGTTATTAGTAGTGGTGGATCAAGCGACGGAACAAAGGAATGGTTAGAATCTTTAGAAGACGATAACTTATCATTCTTTCATGACGATACTCGTTTAACTTTTTCTGAAACATATAACGCAGGTATTGATCTTGTCGACACTGAGAAAATTGTTCTTATTCATAACGACATGGTTATTGGTGAAGGATTTTTAGAGTCATTAGAAAGATTATTAACTGAGAATATGATTCTATCCTATACCACAATAGAACCTCCAGTTTTTAAAGGACATCAAAGACCAGGTAAAGTATTGTTAGACTTAGGTACGGGATTTGATAACTTTGATCAAGTCAATTTTGAGAACTACGTCCAACAATGGAAAGATGGTAATAATCTTTACGATGGTGCTGTTTTCTTCATGTCAGCCTATAAGAAAACATTTGTGGACCTTGGTGGATTTGATGGGTTTAGTTTTGTTCCTTGTTTCTGTGAAGATGATGATTTTTTAATTCGCGCAAAACTTAAAGGATATGAATTGAAAACTTGTGATTCGGCAATTACATATCATTTTGTTTCTCAGACATCAAGATTCAGTGATGAAATGAAAGACGTTCGCGGAGCAATTGAAGTACATTCAATTAGAAATTTTATTAGAAAGTGGGGTATTAGTATTCCGATGTTTAATGCTATGGATTATCAAACAACTGATAATTTTAATTACACCAAAAAAATGGTTGGTGTTAAATTGTCTAGTAATAAACACATTGAATTGTTAGAACCATTTTTCGATAAAATTGAAATTGATGAATATCCAACAGAATATGTTGAAAGAGAGCAAGCATTTACTCGCTATGATTTAAAATCTAAATTTGAAGATATAAATAATGTTGACATTAAAGTTTTTGTCACTGACGATTTAAATCAGGATGACTTTAATATGATCAATGCATTGAGAGTATCTCTTGATGACTACGGTCCGGGTGTTTATGAAAATGGTAACTTAACGGTGTTAATTATCGATAAGGATCAAAAGGCGTAATTACCGACGTGTTTAACCATCATACTCAAATACGTATCGATAAACACATCATAACCCAATTCTCTTAACTTACCCAATAAAATAAAGTCTTCACCGAAGTAATCTTCGGTGTTTTCTTTATATCTAAATTCAAAATATGGTTTTTCTAATTTATCGAACGTATCTAATTTCATTAACATACATCCCATACCTACTCCCTGTACTTTAACAAGGTCTTCTTGTATTTCCATCGGTAACCAACTATCCCAATCATTTAAATCGGCATACGCGACCGTTTTAAGAGGTTTTGAGCGTCTCATGTAGTTACACGCAACAATGTCCTTATTGTGCTCTAAAAGACGTAATGCGGTGGTCGGTGGAAACATCATATCGCTATCTAACCAAAGTACATAATCGGAATTAACTTCCTTGGCTTTCTTTATTAAATTGTTTCTTTGATTTAATAATATTGTACTTGAATCAAAGAATAAATAAGTATCAATTCCTGATTCTCTAGTTAGATTAAATAACTGAGTTAAACAGTAAGCAAATTGACTATGAACTGTATCTCTTGTTGGTACTAATATTGATAATTTTAGTGGTTTTACATCCCACATTGAACTGTTGTTAATTGATTTACTCATAATCCTGGTGTACTGTCTGTTATAGTGTTACTTTGATATGTTAGGTTTCTACCTGCAGTTACTAATTCCTCGACTCTTTTAGATAAAAGCTGGAAGTCTTTAATTGGGAGATTACTAATTGTTGTATAAGTAAGTCTTGAATATGTGTTTGTTAGGAGAATATCAACAGCAGCAATTCTCGCCCACTTTTCTATAAAGCTCATTCTTACTATATTCTCATCACCCTTTAAAAGACCTTTGATACGAACTTGATCATATAGATTAAGTATCTGATATAATATTTGATATTCTTTCCTGTAATAAGGTATAAATGATAAAAAATACGTCAATTTAAGACGTTTCATGAACTCGATGAGTCTTTCTCTATCAAAGTTAATTCCGTTCCATTTAACGTACTGTAATTCGTATTTTGAGGGGTGCTTTTTATACGTAAGATTCATACGTATAATATAATAAAAAAAGGTGAAAATGTAAAATTAATAGGTACCTGATCCCGATAAACCACCGAAATCCGAACTTTCTTGTGAAGCTGAACCTGATGGGATACTTGCAACACCTGAATAAGATCTATTACGACCAACACCTAAGGTTGAATTCAAACCTACCTGTACTTGACCGGGAGTAGATGCTAGACCTAAAACTACACTTATTCTTCCCATACTTACTTCGGTTCCCGTTGCTGGTACTGTACCCATGATATATTTCTTTTAACTAAAGTTCTTTGTTATAAATACTCACCACATTTTTTTAGAACATGGTGAGTATTAATTAATATAATTATTTTATTTTAGCTTCTAAAGCCTCTATTCTATTTAGTAACTCTTTATTAGTTTCAATTAATAAAGCAACTAACTTATCATACTTCACAGCCTTATAACCATTTTCTCTTGTTGTTACCAATTCGGGTAAAACAACTTCAATTTCTTGCGCTTTTACTCCGATATCGTGACCTTCATTCTCATGTATACCTTCCATTGGTACCCAATCAAAGGAATAACCATTAATTTGTTGTAGCTTTTCTAATGGATTTGTAATCACTTCAAAATTTTCTTTTAATCTTTCATCAGAAGAAAAATAAGCAATAACGTCATTTGTTGCCCTAATAAGACCTGCCGTTGCTCCCGCTGCCGTTCCAACACCCAAAGCATTGAATTGAACGTTTGACGACGTTGCAACCGCTTGTCCGATCGATATTGTTACCGCACCTGTTCCAGCACTAACACCAACTCCCGTACCTGCAACTGCAGAAGTTACACCTGCGTTGGTTAATGTTACCGAAGAACCTAAAGCAACAGCGCCTCCGCCGCTCATACCTGTTCCTGCTGTTACTGTAACTGATGAGTTAGCTAATTTAGCGTTTGTTACTGATGAATCAACTAATTGAGATGCGTTTATTGTTTTGTTTGTAAGTGTTTGACCACCACTAACTGTAACAATTTCCACTTCAGCACCCGCTAAACCCGCTTCCCATACATCCGCCGTTTCATCCCATATTAAACTTGCATTTGTTGAAGTTCCTCTTTCTACTTCAATACCGGCATTTTGTGATGGGGTACTTGTTTCGTCTGAATTAAGAATTATAATGTTATCTCCAATATTAACCGTATTTGAATTGACTGTAGTTGTTGTACCGTTAACGGTTAAATTACCACCAATTGTAACTGTCGTACCATCGTCAGTAATTGTTGAGTTACCAACTGTTGATGTTGATGTAAATTTAACAAGAACGTTACTCGTTCCCGATACTGATACTGAAGTACCTGACGAACCGCTTGATCCGCTAGATCCTGATGTGCCAGATGAACCACTTGAACCTGAAGTTCCTGAAGAACCGCTAGATCCAGAACTACCTGAAGTACCTGAAGAACCATTAGACCCAGAACTACCTGAAGTTCCTGAAGAACCGCTAGATCCAGAACTACCTGAAGTACCAGAAGAACCGTTAGATCCTGAGGTTCCAGAAGAACCGTTAGATCCTGAAGTTCCAGAAGAGCCAGAACTTGCGGCATTATATGATGTTCCGTTAATTACTACGTCACCGGTAACATAAAGAGAACCTGTTATTGTTTGGTTCGCTTTGAATGTGTTACTACCTGTTATCGCGAATTCGGTGGAATCTTTACCATCCAAAAGATTTGCATTAGTTGCAAATGATGATGAAATAGCGTTTGATGTTGTACCACTAATCGTTGCGTTTATTACTCCGTCTACTGTAAGATCGCCAAAAATGTGGGCTGAAGCCGATACGTTAAGTGATCCCGAGATGTTTGCGTCAAATATTTTCATATGGTTATTTTGTTATACTCATATAAATACTTGATTTTTTATCTTTGTGAATAAAATCTATGAAAAATACCTTATATTTCTATTTTATTTATAACGTCTTGACCTGTAATGACCTTTGAACATATAAATTGTTCTTTTGTTCCCTTATTAATTGGACACCAATTCCAATCTCCTGGATCAAATTCATGGTTTGACCAACAACTATTACACACTTCTTTATTAATTATACGAGTAACTCCTTCTGTTGGTTCTAAATCAACGTCGGTAAACCCTGAAATAATAACCGTAGGAGTTCCTGACGCCCAAGCTAACCAACTTAAACCGCTACTAATTCCTATGAACAATTCAGATTCTTGTAAAACTTTAATCAATTCTTTAAGGGTGCTTTTAGGTTGGATCGTAATTCCTTTAGGATGTTTGTTTCCCATATATCCATCTTCTTCTCTTGATAAGAGTCTAACTTCGTATCCTTTACCTTTATAATGATCTACGACTTCTTGCCAACCCGTTGGATTATTCCAATACTTACATTGTGATGTGGAATGTATTGCTATAGATACAAGTTTCTTTTTCTTTTTACCCAATTTAGGCAATTTAGGTTTTAATTCTTTATATGTTAAACCCAAGATATCTGACGCTACTTTCATCAATGGTTCTTTTTTAGGGTCGGTTTCGTGTCTTGAATAGTCAATTTCACGTTTATCATTATAGAATAGCCCTAAACGATATAATGCATATATGTTATCAACGTTAGTACCAGGTGTTATAAATTGAATATTTGGATATTGATCTTTGAATAAATCTATTTGGAATGACGAGCATAATACTTCACACTTATTATCTACTCTAAATTTCTCAACGTAATCCATCCAAGCTAGGTTGTCACCCAATGATTTAGATTCAAAACATATCATTACGCGTTTGTTTGTTAAATCTATATTATATTCTTGATAAAAATCATTATCGACACCTTTAATTTTTATTAACCAATCGACAAAATATTTTTTAGAAGATCTAACCCAATGATTACTCTTTAAGTTAAAATCAAGCTCAACCTTATTATTTCTTTTATTGATAAATTGAACATTATACAAATAATCCCCGTCTTCTAGTATTTCAACAAATGGACCATCTACAAAATGAATATTGGTTCGTCTATTAGCGTTAACATTTTTTCTTGATAGTTTATTCTTTCTTCTAAACTCACCCATTTCATCTTTTAGTTCTTGACTGAAAATTTCCTTTCCTTGATAATATACCTCAACAGATAAACCCTTTTCGTATTGGCCTAATCTTTCTAATTTATACTCGCCCTTTTTTACTGTATGAAACTTTTTATAACCTGCGTAGTTAATTTCAATGAGATAATCTTTGTCTGCTGGTTTTTCCGAAAATCCGGAAATAAAATGAACGAATAATTGTCCAGCATTATCAACACCTAAATATGTTTGTAAACGTGCGCCATTTTTTAAGATACCATTCCTATTCCATACCGCAAAAATATTAAGTTCATTATCATTAGGTATATACTTACTAACAAATACACTATTTGTTACTTTCTTAATAGATTGAAATAGTTGTTTTTCTAATTGCCAGCTATCAGGTTTACCTTTAAAGTATTCTTCTTTGCTATTAATAAGACTAATCATTTTAAGTGCAACATCTGTCTTAATTGAAAAGATATACGCCGAACTGTATGGGTTATTTTCTTTTGTTGATCCTTCTGAATATTCATAAACAACAGCGTCATTACTTCTAACATATTCCATGAATGATTGACGATATTGAATTTCGTCTGGTAGGTTATCGTACTCTAAGAAATGGATATATTGCTTACCTAATTGTTTAGCAAGATTAAAAGCATTTTTCATCGTTAACCAAATCGCATAGTCATGATGAAAATCAACTTTGTTGGTTATCTTATATGTACTCATGTCTGTCCATCTATCACTATTAATACCGTACTCTTCAAAATCTTTCTCTAATAGGATGTCATTATTACCATCATATAGGTAATAATCGGCTAACACCTGTATATCGGGTGAAACTGGGTAATGCCCACATAATATAATAGGACAATTATAAACTTTTAAACTTGTAAGTAATTTTTTTAAAACATTTTCTTTTTCTTTGTTATCAGGCCAGCAGTCAACTACAAAAACATCATCATTAAATTGTGTATATCCCATTATCTTTTTCTTATTAAAATTATTCCATTTAGGAAAGTTATTGATTCTATATCGGTTCTACAATCGGGTAAAACTTTATTTGTGTATGGTATTAAAAAATCTTCTCTTCTCCACCATACAGCTTCTTGATTATCTAAATTTTCAATTCCTCTAAAATTGACGTCATCAGCTAATCTCTTAAAATATTCCATCATACTCTTAGGGTCATTTAAACCTCCACCATACCATGACCAATATGATGTTGAAACATCTTCGACTACATATATACCACCCGATTTAACCGATTCAAATAAATGTTCGAAGGAATAAATAACATGTTCGTTCATGTGTGAACCATCGTCTAATATCATATCAAATGGTCCATATTTTCTCATTATATCATTTAAAAAAACATTATCGTCTTGAGATCCTATTTCAACATGTACTCTATTATCTCTATCATTGTATTGTTCGCAATCGGGATTTATATCAATACCAATTATATTTGATTTATAATAATATTCCTGCCACGTTTTTAATGATTTACCATTTAAAACACCGATCTCTAAAATATTCAATTTATCGTACCTATTGAACGGTAAATATTTTTCATACTTCACGCAATAGTTATGTACCTCAGAACTTTTATCTGTTCCGTATTTAATTGCTAACTTTTCTAAATTGCTACTCATCTCCAGAAATATATCATTTGTAAAGAATTATTGTCGCCCATGTACAATAGGTACGAATTGAACCCTAACCCATTCATTCTATTAATAAAGTTTATCCTAAGTTCCTCATCATGATTGAAATGACTATGGTGATATTCCATTGCGATGGTTTTTACTTTTTGTAAATTCTCGTCGCTGATACCAGCAAACGCTGCATGTTCTGCACCTTCAATGTCCACCTTAAGAAAATCAATATGATCAATCAACCCACTTTCAAAAAGATAATTTAAAGTATATGTTCTTACACTGTAACCTTCCTGACCTTCAATACCAAAAACATTTGATCCTCCCAAGTGATTGCTTTCGTATAAATTAAGCTCACCAATTTCATGGGCCGCCGCGGCATTGAATATAACTGAGCGAGGATCGGCATTTAATGAAAGTAATTTAAAGTATCTTCTGTCCGGTTCAAATGAAATTACTTTACTCGCTCCTTGACTATAAGCCCATCTATTAAAAATACCCATATTACCACCCAAATCTACAACAATGTCCCCTTCATGTATTTGTTTAACGTTTCTATCTTTGTAATAATCTAATAGGTTAAAAATTTCATGATAAATTGCCCTTGCCCATCCGTATTTATTTGCAATTTCAATTGTTCCACCTAAAACACCTTTAATGTCACCCAGGTTTTCTAACTTATAAATGTCAGTATAAAATTGTTCCGATTTATAAAAACTACTATCACGTTTCATCTTAATAAAATCAACCATGAAATTAGACATTTGCGCATTTTTGTTACCGTGGAAATAAATAATTTCATTCTTATCTTTTGGTATTGCTTGATATCCAAATATTCTATTAAAGTTCTGTGGACCTTCTTCATTCCAAAACTTTAAGAAATGATGTTGTGTTTCATTTGTCATCCCATCATCACCATCATAAGAAGAAGTGTCAAAATTTGATAGTGGTAAGTGTTTTTTAAAATTATATTTCCACCTCATTACATTATCAATACCCTCATCATTCCAGAGATATAAACGTTTATAATCATTTGGATTGGTTTCCATAAGTGAAACATAATGGTTTACAATTTCCTCAAACCACCATTTACATTCTTTATTGAATATGTACATACAAACATGCATGTATGGTTGTTGTTTTTGTACTCCCCACTCATTCGCAACTTGTTCGTTAAATAATTGTGATTTATTTCCATTATCGTACCAACCAAAAAATTCTTCTTGTACGTGTATATCTGATATTGGGTAATTTTCTATTTCATTGAAGTGATTTTTAATGTTATCAACATTATGATTAACAACCACATCTCCGTCCATCCAAACATAGTTCTCAAATCCTTCATTTAAAGATTCAATACACGCCCATTGTTTCCAGTACCATTTATCATGTTCAGATATTTTTGGCGTTGTAATGGTCCTTTTAATTACATTTGGGTAATCAAATGGTACTTCACAATCAATACCATATACTATAATTTTACGTTTGGAAAACTCTAATAAAGATTTTACTAAATCCTCGATCACTGGCATATAACCAATGTTTCCGGTTGTTATAAATGCAAAATCGTCAAATCGATTATCTAAAACCTTACATGCCGTTTTTGCAACGGTATCCCAATTAAAGTCTTCATGTATTTCTTTTGCCTCTTCTTTTGCAAATGATTTAAAACGTTTATAGTCGTTAAAAACATTTAACATTTGTTCCCCTAAATTGTTCCAATCAGGTTCACAATATTCACCAGGAAAATCTTTATGTTCTATATTTGCTGGTCTTAAATAATCTATCTTAACAGGTACACCTTTACCTTCTGCGAATTCTAATTGGCCACCCCAATCTGAATAAATTGAGGGGGTTCCGCAAGCCATAGCTTCAATTAATGGTAAGTTCCATCCTTCACTACGAGCACATGATACAAAGACATCACCTTCTTGAAGATACTTTATATATTCTTCTCTTGGTGTGAACTTGATAAACTTTATATTCTCAGTGTTTATCTTATGGAACTCAACTCTTTCTTCTGTTGTATTCAGACCGTCATATGGATATGGGTTTTCTACCGATGCGATCATTTCAACATCCGTTCTACCAGAGAATACTTCACCAAAAGCTTTTAATACTTCCGTAGTTCCTTTTCTATAATCCCATCTACCAAAATATAAAAATCTAAATTTATCTTTTTTGGGTATTTTAGCTAACGGTTTAAATGTTTCAACATCCACACCTTCAGGTACTATTGATATTTTATGTGCTGGATATCCTTGTTCAACTAAACAATCGAATTGCCATTGCGTTGGTACCCAAACCTCATCGAAATAGGATAATCGTTGGAAGAAATTATCGGGGTAACGTGTTGATTCCCAAACATTGTACGCTATCTTATAACCTTCATAGTTTTCGTAGAAATAGTAATTGTTTGTTTCCGCTAATACGATATGTACGTCGGGAATAAAGTCGTTCTTATATCCATACATAGGATAATCTGATCTCGTTTTATCCGCATTAAATAATGTCTGAAGAATTAACATATCCTTCATTTCATCAGTCATATATGGTTCTCCATCATGTGGAGTATCATTCATACCATCCCAACTATCTCCAATAGTTAGATTTCTTACCTTTACAATATGGTATTTGTTTAGGGCACAAAAAAAAGATTTTGCATGATTTGCATATCCCGTCTTACCAATAAATGATGTGTGAGCAAGTATTTTCATTGAGTATAATATAATGAAAATAGTTTAAAATGTCAAATAAAATTTCATTCAATTATCAAATCTTTAGGTAAATAACCTCTAAAATTTTCGTAAATATGATTAAATAATTCTTTTGAATATAATAAATTATGTTTTGGTCCGGGATGCACTCCATCAACGCCAAAATCAACAAACGACGTCTTATAATTACCATCAAATCTATTTGATTCATTATAAACAATTGATGGCATCATCCATCCATTCCATAACCAATTACATTTTTTTGTTTCTAAAAAATATTTTATTAATAAATGGTTTTTATACCAATTTACAAAATCTTCATTATCGTTTTGTAACTCTGTTTTATATGATTGTATTTTTTTTCCATCTTCAGTGTCCGATAAATATCCCCAAGAGGAGGTTGGTATAAATGGTTCAATGCCTCCGTCTTTTGTAAAAATTTCCCTTCTATGTGGTGATGTGTACATAATTAAAACTAAATCCGGTTTAATCACATCATAATAAGTTAATAAACATCTACAAATATAATCATTGCTCCTACCTCCCATTCCAAAATTGTGATTTATCCCGTTCGATATTAGTTTTGTAAATTGCGCGGGCCACGTTTCGTTATCGTTTACCCCAACACCTTCAGTATTCGAATCACCGATGCACATTACTTTAAATCCCTCTTTAGTTGGTTCTTCGCCTCTAAATCCTAAAGAATTATATGTGTATGTACATAAACCAGTATTGTCTGACCCAGATGTGGTATAAAAATTATTCATTTTATCCGATAAATGAAATTTATACGTTGATATCTCAAAATTATCCGTATTCCAATATTTTAATGGTGTCATATTGTTCTAATTTAAATTACATTAAAGTTTTGTCTTTTTTTTCTTTTAGTTGAAAAAATGTAATTAAGCTAAATCGTATTCCATCACTAACAGGCATAACTTTGTGTAATAACCTATTATTCATCACCAATGTCATGTTTTTTTCTGGTTTAATTTCGATTTTACTTGTTCCTTCTTTATATAAAAATTCGCCACCTTCAAAATCGTTATTTAAGTATGTTACCACGGTTAAATACGATATATCAAAATGATATTCATCGTTTTTATTTGTTTCGGTTGTTACTTTGTTTATACAAGATGTCGTATCTTCAAAATTTATATTTTTTATGTCGTTATATGGTAAAACTTCATTTAAAAGTCGTTTACAATTATTTAAATATTCTAACAATATTGAGTTATCAATTATTAATCTCACATAATGATTTTCTAGTTTATAATCTATCTTATCGTAATTTTCATTTTCAAAATTATCGCAGATTTTATCTAATTTAATTTTTGTTTCGTGATCTAAAACGTTTTTTAAAATTTGTATCATTACATTATTTTTATATTATATTAATTTTCTTTTTTGGGGAAGTGTCGTCTATAATATCATACATATTATGAATACACCTATTTTTTGATTTTACTTTATTTAATTGGTGTAAAAAAAGTAAAAACTCCGGATGTTCGCTGCTCCATATTTGTTTTAATTTAAATTCGCTATCCGAAAATGTTCCCCAATTCGTTATTTTATTAAAACAAACATCAACATTATTATTGAATATATTCATTATTAAATTGTAGAAATCTTCCATTTCCATGTAATTTGTATCTTGAACCACGAACGATACATGTTTATCGTTTAGATTGATTGTAGATATAAATTTTAAGTTTTCCAATATGATATCCCAATCTC